ATAAAAGTTAATGACACCATGATGAGATATTTTTTCAGTCTTTCGACTTGATTCAACAAACTTATAAGGCCATACCCATCTCTTCTTCTTTCGAGCCTTCTTTTCTTCAGCTTCAGTCATTGTCCTAACCATCTCACCTTCAACCTTATCCCAATAAAGACCAGTACCCTTAATAGTATAAGTGGTCATGGTATTATCCAGATCCTTGGTCTGAAAGTCTTCTAAAGTCCAATCAGTATCAGGAAATGCTTTCTTAATTTCCTTAGTAATTGGAAGCTTGCGTTTTACATAGAGCGTATCAAATAATCCCATTTCTATATATTACAGGCTTTATAGATAAAGGCAATATAAATTTAAATGTTTTTAAGAGCTCGAACTTCAGTCTTAAGTTCCTTGATAGCCTGTATCAATAATGGTATAACTTTCTCATACCGCACTGCTTTGTATCCATCTTCACGTGTTGTAACAGCCTCAGGTAAAATATTTTCAACCTCTTGTGCAAGCACCCCAACATCATGTCCGGTGTAGGTGGATTGAAGCTCGGTATTCCAGTCGTATTCAACACCATTAATTAAATCAATCTTATCTAAAGCTGAGGGAATAGGTTGTATATTGTTTTTAAGTCTTTCGTCGGAAGAACTAAAAGCTATAATATCAGATGATGATGTAATAGCATCACTAGCATATATCTTACCCGCGACTGCTAGTTTAGCTGTCGCAGAGGGCGACACACCAATACCTACATGACCGTCAACACTACTAATATGCATATCGGTTCTCACACCATTATATGTCTGAAATTTTATACCACCATCAGCCCCCTCGTTATTTCTAATTGCTATGTTGTTATTACCATCGTTGTAAATTCCCTGAGCCGCTCCATTACCAATTTGCGTATTTCCACTAAATTCACCTAACCCCGCCACCGTAAGGTCACCTCTATATGTCATTTTATCATATTTTACCCTCAACCAGTCCATCCACTGTGATGTAATATCAGGTATATTACCTACAACAAACGCATCACTTGCATCCCCCTCGATGTTATTACCAATTTGCGTACGTAGCTCTGAGACGTCAGCAGAGGTATTGTATCTATAAAGAGCTAGAATATCGGAATTATTTGTTGAATTAAACAACAATTTATTACCAGCTGTTTTTGTTGTATTAATATTTGGATCACCAATATTAACGTCACCGCGTACGTCTAATTTAGAAACCGGAGATGGTGTGCCTACGCCTGTATTGCCAAGAATAATTAAATTACCAGACGCACTCATACTACCTTTAACAGTAATTTTTGTATCGCTTCCTGCCGGAGGCGTTATACCGATACCTAGACTACCATAGTTATCAACAATAAAAGGTGTGGTATTACGAACCACATCTTCAATTCTCAACGCAGCACCTAAGCCAGACTGCTTAAGACGTAGAGCGGGTACTGCACTTGCAATATCTGTATCAATATAACCTGTAATCTGACGCTCACCTGTTAATGGTAGGTAGTTGGAATAAACATATTTATAAATATCGTCAGATGTATTGTTTGTTAGTGTATCAACATATAGCTTATTTGGTGCATCGTAAGCGTGTATAGGAGCAGTTGGTATACGTACAAAGGATGTTGTACTGAGAGCGCCTGTTATTGTAGCTTTTCCGCTGAGAGGCACAAAATTGTTTCCAATATATACACGCGTGTATAGTTGATCAGCGTTAGATGTTGCGTTGACTAAAGTATCAACATATAATTTATTAGTAGCGTGTACATCAACCGTAGGTAAGTTATACGCTACGACATCATTAGCACTTAGCGTAATGGTAGTAATGTTGTCTTGTACGGTAAAGAGTTTAGAAGCTGTATTAAGATTGAGATATTGTGAGTTAAACAATAAAGTACCAGTTGAGTAGTCAAACGGAGCACCTAAAACAGGATTAACACTAGTCCAGCCGTTAAGTGTATTAATGCTATTAGTAGTATTGCGTATATAGAGGGTATTGGTGAGCTTGCCTGTCGCATCGTATGTTACATACGCGAGATCACCATAATAAGGGTTTGAAAAGTCCTCTACACCTTTTTTTGATATATAGGTTTTATTACCCACTATGACACCGCCACCGGTATTACCGTTACCTACAAATACACGCTCTGTGTCTGTTGTAAACCCTAGCTCACCGCTAGCCAATGTAACTTGCTGACGCTGTTGATCTGTACCTCGTCTAATAACGAGCTTTACCACAGTATTTGATGTGAGTTGAACTGGAGATGCCATTACAATTATTTAATGTCAGAGATATAAAATCAAATTAATTCAGCTCTACAACTTGAGACTTGCTAAGATAATTTTGTATTTCTGCGTTTAACATGGATAACAAATTAATCTGAATTTCATGTATATATTGAAAAGGTCGATTAACAATATTATTTTGAAATAACTCATTCATGCCGATATATTTTGTTATATCTTGATAAAAATGAATTTTATTAAGCTCTTTTTCGGTGAGATATCTTGTTCCAGTAAGTAGAATATCACCACTTGCTGCGTCTTTTTGATACAGTAGCTTACTAGTAATATTATCACGAAGCCTCATATGATTGATAAGTAACTTAGAAATTGTTTTATTAATAACCCAGCTTTGTAAATATTCTTCCGGGTGTATTGAAAGCTCATCTATAGTATAGATATCAAATATATCGTTTGTAAGAACGCTTACTGCGTTAAGGCTGTCTTCATAAACAGAAATCTTACCAATGTTAGAACTAGAACTAAAAATAAAATTATAATCATAATCAATACCGTTAATATTCTTAGCTACTGACGACATATTTGATATTGTTTCTTGTGTATTGACACCAAATCGTGATAAAGAATATTTTCCTACAATATCATCTGGATTGCTTAAAAGACTTTTATAGATATAACTATCAGTAAAGAGATAAAATACATTTGTATCAGACGACGAAAACACAATTTGCTTTACCTTGCCCGTATCACCGGTTAAAGTATTGAGATCGATTTCTGTCTTTACTGTAAAGTCTTCGTTATATTTTAAGATACTGTTTGTTTTTGTAACTACATAGACATTACCGTTGTTATCATGATTAATCTGTATAGGGTATGCAGAGAGAAAATCTCTGAATAGTCTGTAGGTAGTGATCCAATTGAGATTGGTATCATATTTCTTAATGCAGCTATTACCAGAATCCAAAACATATAATTCTGAATTATAATAATCAATGCTCGTTGGTACATTAAACTTTGTATTATCATCAAATGTACCTCTCCCGCCTACATTGCCCTGATAAACAAGCATGTTTTGTAAAATATTATCATCGGTTAGAAGACCAGTGGCATCATACTTTACTACACTATTAGCACCTTGATCTAAAACATAAAACTCATTATTATCACCAAAAGTAAAGTCTTGAATATTGCTCCATTTAATATTAGACCCTATTGATACTGACGTCGTGCTAAGAGCTGTTGTTGCACTTGTAAGAGTATCGTTACTATTAAGTACAACAAGGTTTGGTCCTGAGGAGCCAAATATAACATATTTTGCTAAATCAGAATTATATTTAACACTAAGAACGTTACAGTTATCAAAATTACTAATACCTACGGAAGCAAAGCTAGTAAATTGACTTGTACTGAGTCCTTGATAAGCTGAAAACCCACTAGGTGAAACAACGCCAATTGTAGAGATAGACGTAAGTGGCATTATATTTGAAGCAATATGAGCTACTTTATAGAGATAAAGATAGTTTTCGTGTATCTTTGATATAATATTGTTTAGATTAAAATTATTAGCAGTATCGTTTTGCTTAATTTTAATCGTCTCAAAATCTGAGTAAGGCAAGGAAAGCGGTGTTCCAAGATAACGGTCATATAATACACCTTTTTGAGCTATAATATCATTAATATTCATCGTTTTAATTGACCCACTTTATTTTATTTAATTTCGAATAGACAGGAGCTGATTTTGCAAGCGCTATAGCTATTCTCTTTTCAAGAGCTGTTCTCAGCTTATCATCTACTATACCGGTATTGCGTATTACAATATTATATTGTGTTGACTTTGAGCCAGGGGTTGTAGCTTTAAAATATCTCTCTATTTCTTCAAGGTAGTTTCTACGACCGCAAGGTATATCAAAATGAATATCATGAATATCACAGCTTTCACGCGCATGCATAATAATATCGTAATCATTAAGTGGTGTGTTGTACAGATAGAAATTTCTTATCTTTGTATTTTCAACGAGATATGTATTTTTTTGTAAATATTTGAATAATGGTGTTGAATTATTAAAGCATGCTGAGCCTACTAAGAAGGGACGATAGAGAAGATTGCTAAATTTATATTTTCTCGGAGCAAACTGAACATCATTAACTCGCTGACCATCCACAAATAGCGACATAAAGCCGTGATAGGTATCAAAGCGAACGGCAAAATGATGATAACCAGGATCAAGAGCTGAAAGGTTAAATTTAATTTCACTTGTTAATAAGTCAGTATCATTATATACATTTCTTGCAACTGCCTTCACGTTTAAATTTGCAGACGAATACGCGTCTTGAATATATTCACGTAGATAGTTGGTATTTGTAAAAGCAGGATTACCTGTTAACGTTGTATAAAATGCATTAGATATCTGCGTACCGCTTGTGTTTAAAACAATAAATTGGTACGCTTGAGCTGTTGTGGTAGTTGTGGTTGTCGCCGTTTTTAAATACCCTGTACGTGAGATTAAGACATTATCAATATATTCACCGTTTACAAATTCAGATATAAAATTAATTTTATGATTTTTAAATGTGTCTTGATACACTAACCGAGATATTACAATATTATCACCTGATAGTGGTTGTGTGAGAAAGACAATTTTATTGTTTATAATGTTAAAATCAAATACAGGGCGTAGTTGCGAGTTGTTAATAAAAACTGTGTAATCGTAAGAAGATGTAGATCCACTATTTGATATAGCGTAAGTATGGTGCTTACCTGATCCGGTTAAAGAAACAGTATTGACAGATGATGTGCTTGATGTAAGTGTACCCGATAATAAAAATTCTCTATCTTGTGTGTATTTGTAATACGTGTTGTTGTTCTGCAGTATCCAGATATTACTGTCAAAATCAATATTAAAATCAGTAATATTAGAAGTGGCGTTTGTGCTAGATATTTTAAAAGCTGATGACAGCGCCATAGCTGTAGAGTTAATTTCATTCCACTCTACAATTGTTTTATTATTATCGGTTAAATAATAAATTTTATTTCCTACTCGACGCGAAGTTGATCCTTCTGTAAAATAGAAACTATTATTATAAACATCAATTGTTTTTGCAAGATTATTTGAAAATGAACCTGCGTTTGGTGTAAATTGTTTATCGACGGTTGCGGTGTTAATGGGTGTTAGTGTAGATGATGCTAAGTCTACTTGTAATACTCTAATGGTTGGTGAGCCAGAGCAGAGAACAAAAGCTGTTGTTTCGTTATTTGTATAATCAATAGTATTTGCGAGATAAGATGAATACGACTGCCGTAGAAGGTTGTCGTCACACGTATACTGTCTTATAAACCCATCGCTAAAAACAATAGAGTAGTTTTCGCCAAAATTTGACCGGATAAAAGCAAGCGGTTGAGCTGAATATGTAATAGTTTTAAGCTTACGTAAATCAGTGTTTAATATATCTAGACTCGAGACTGTATTAACAAGCACTGTAGGTGTTACAATATTTTCATTAAAAATACCAAACCCATCGTTAAGAAAATTACCTATAACCTGATAGCCAAATGGCTTTGACCAGTCGGCATTATACATATCAAACGCTAGTGTGAATTGATTCGATAATTGTATGCTTGATAGCGGATTAGTAATTGCATAGGTATTGCCATCAAATGAATACTCGTTGTTTTGTATAGAGCTTTCAGCTGACGACCCGTTGCTAAAAAAATAATTGTCAAGACCTTCTTCTACAAGAAATGGTGTAAATGTTTGTATAAACTTACTAACGTCTTTTGGACCATAATGATGATATGCATAATAACAACCTGGTTCAAAAATAAGATCTGAAGGTTTATCAAAAACATCATCTGTGCCTGGTATATTACCAGCGCGAAGAACGAGATCTTCAAATGCTGATTCATATGAGATGGCTTTAAGTGATCTACTCGTTAATGCATTAATAAATGTAATTTTAGATGGATTATAATATCTGTCAACCCAGGTTGGCTTAACAGAAAGGTCAGAACTGCCTGACAACCAGCTACAAAGAAAAGATCCATTTGCTTCATCTGATACGCTACCAAATGGCGAGGTTGATTTAGCGTTAGCTAGTTTTTTAAAGATTTTATCAGACTTTATAGGATGATCACCTGCTATAGCGCCTGCTTCAACAAGACCTGATTCATTAATATTGAGACGGCTAAATGGGTATAATACTTGCGGTACATGAAAGTATGTTACACTGTCTTTTGGTAAAACGATATCTGTTGTATATGACTCATATCCTAGAGTAATATTATCATTACCGAGTATTTGATTTGACCCTGTAAATAGTTTTTTATATTCACGAAATTCTATATCGTCTTCTGTTGTATAGTTAGATTTATTTGATTGAAACGGGTTATTTCTTGATTGATAGTTTTCTGGTGTGGATGTGTTTTTAAGTGAAAGAGCGTTGATGTTAAGAGCTGTACCAGTGACATTTGAATATTCACTATTAACTAAAAGATTAGTATTAACATCTTTTGTGCTTCGGTTAATATTAATATCTTGAGTATTTGTCTTAAAGTTTGGATTATAACTAACCCAGGGATCTACAAGTTTTGTATTATTCGGTTGTTCAGGTCTTGGTGTACACGCAAAAATTGAATCAGATGTAAACGGTATAGTATTAGCTCCTGTAATAGGGCTTACTGTAACAAGACTAGCATCAGATGAACGATATGATACATAACGCTCTGTATCTAGTATATTTTTTGAAAAAACAATAAAATTATTATCCCTATCGTACGTGTAATAAAATATTTGCGGACTTAACTCACCGAGATAATCTAAATTAACGTCAAAGGAAAAAAAGATATTATCTTGAATATCTAGAGTAAGATATCTTTTTATAGATCCGTTAATATGCTCTACTTTACACAGGTTTTGATCTAGAAAAATTATAGTAAAAAAGTATCTGTTGTCAATTTTGCTACGAACTCCTGATACAGATATTGTAGCAGTATTGACTGCTATATCAGGTTCTTGAACAACCAGGTAACGTGACGCATCACTTATACCACCGGTAGCGTTGACGGCTAAAAACGTTGTAAACCCGCCATCAAATATAGGTTCAAGATCCTCTATATATGCAACGCTTGGTATTGGCGTTGTTTGGGTTAAAAAGAGATTAGAGTAATTATTTGTTGCAGTGTCATTAGCATTTGCAAATACTGGCGAAAGCGGCAGACTAACGCCTTGCTCCGTCTTATAGACTTCGTGGTCAAATTTTATTGTGTTATCGTGCGTATAAGCAGCAGATAAACCAATAAAATTAGTAGAATTGAGGGTGATTACCTCCATGACATTATTTATAATAGACTAAAAGAGACACTAGTCAGTCCGGAGCGTTAAGTTCCACTTATTAGCGAGATAATTTAGAACACTAACAGTCGCTACAGTGTCGAGCGGTTTATTAAAAATCATAAATTCTGAAATTTCTGTATCTCTTAAATAACTATTAAAATACGCATCGCTTGTACCGAGAAGTGCATAAACAAGCTTTTTATCATACGTGCCTGCAGGTATATTTTGACCGGTAGGTGGGTATAATACTGTGCTTGAGTTAAATCCACCGCTAAGGAAAGAACTTAAATTATATTGATAGTTTTGATAACGCCTTCTAGCGATTGCTGTATCTGCGGTAATATAGAGCTGAGCGTTTTCATCACCGCTTAAAGTTATAGAGTATAAGCTATACGCACTTAAATTATAAGAAATATTACTAATTGTTGTTGGTTGATATACACCGTTTGGATCATTGGCGCTAGTACCAAAATAAAAACTTGTATCCCCCTGTTCAACCGTTATTGCATTGGGGCTACCGAGTGAAATATTTAAATTTGGTACATAATTAACACCATCACCACTATCACCTGTTGAAGGATTAAGTTGCTCGTCTCTATTTAAATCATACGCAAATAAGGTACCACCTGATTTATTAATCCTCATAACAGCAAATACAGAATATCCTTTATTATCTATTATTGAATCAAATGAATAGTTTCCTGTCCAGAGATCGCTTAAAGCGTAAAGATACTTACCTATAGTAAAACTAACGCACTTGCGTAGAGACCTTGATTGTCTTGGGTATTTAAATGTTGGACTTGTTGTGGTACTATCAGAAAAGAAGTTATTATTATATAGACTTTTATCGTACCATGTTATAACATTTTCTTTATTATCTCTTGAAAGTGTTAACGCATCGGATGCATCAAGCCAAAGAATAAGATTATTTTCATAACCACTTAATGATGTAATCGGGTTAAAAGGAGCAACTGTTGGATAATAAGCGGCTTCTGCTGCACTAAGCACACGTGTTACGGCAAGGTAATTTGGCTGTGCAATTTCAAGAATATTTTGCATTTCAGCTGTAGCAATTTGTTGAGTGTTGTTAATGAGATATACATCATCAAAGTCATAGATCGATGCTGGTACTGACGAGATAGCAATATTAAACACATCCTCGATTAAGTTTCCGTTTGTAACTGTTACAACCGAATTATATACAGTCACGGTATCGTCTTTTGGATAGTAATCATGACTAATACTAACATTGTTAGGATCTATCTGTGTCAGGGTATCACCTAGTTGACGGTTAACTGTTGTTGATGTACCGTCTCCAAAGTCATAATTTATTTTAATAATTGCCGACTGACTTACGTCAAGACTCGCTGTATCGAAAGTAACTGTATACGGTCCTTTGAGTGGTCCTACAGTAAGAGTGTGTTGATTATTCTGTATAGAATATCCCCAGGGGTATATGTTTTCACTGTCTGCTGTTACCGGATATACAAACGTGCCTGTTGTTGTGTTAAATAGACTTCCATCCGCAGAATTTGGGTATGTGAAGTTCAAGCCAAACCTAGAATCATAAAAGAAATAGTGATCTATTATTGATGAAGGGGTGGTAGGTTGAACGCTTGTAAGAGTTATGGTATAAGACCTCACGTTAATTACTTATTAACCAAATAGTAGACAACAAGATCTATGCAAAATTTTGCCCACTTACGAAGCCGAAATACTTCGTACCACCATCGTGTGTAAAGAACGTAAGAGTATCAATTCTGTAAACAGTAGTTGTGAGTACAGGTGGTACGCCACCTGGCCAAGAAACAGAAGCCGGCCATGCAATGTTGTGTGCTGTACCATCGCTGACAAATTGAATTGTAAATGAACAAACTCTTGGTGAAGGTGGTGGATTAATAAAATTAAAAGTAATAATATCACTATTAAGATTTACATAAAATAGCGAAGCCGTGCTTAAATCAAGTGTTAGAACGTTAACGGAAATTGCTGGCATTGCTTTTGTTTCTGATACAGATGATACATCCGACCGCCCACTTGCACTTAAGTTGTTTATATAAAGTGTATTAGCAGTAGCGGTATTAACATAAGAATACACACTAGCCCAACTAGCGCTGTTTGCAAAGGAATTTGTATAGTTGCTGTTCCACAGAGAACTATCTCCACCGCGGGCTGCTACACTTCCTTGAGAGCTTAAGTTATTAACGTATGTATAGTTTGCCTGTGTTGCGCTTAATCCTTGACCGAGTATAAACACACAATTATTTGCACCGGTAGTATTTCTACAACCACCGATGATTACAGAATCTGTACCGTTTGATGAGTTGTATCTCCCCCCGATCACTGCTGCATCAGTGCCACATACGGTGTTATATGTTCCACCGATAATTGATGCCATACAGCTGGCTGTTATACAATTACAACACCCACCTATAATAGAATGAAATTTTGAAGTAGTTGCCTGTGCACCAGATATGGTATGAAACGTCCCGCCTATAATTGCGTTAGATAAAGACTCTTGAACACCGATTATATTATGCTGGCAACCGCCTATGATAGTATTAATCTTTCCATCACCGGCGGCAATATTACATATACCAGAAACAAAGGACCCGTAACCGGAGGCAGTATTTGTAGCACCACCTCCTACTACAGAGTATTTGCCTATAGCAGCACCGCTATAACCGCCAATAATAGTGCTGTAATCGCCAGAAGCTGTATTACAGTAACCTCCACCAATAACACCGAGTGAACCTGATAGAGAATTACATACACCACCCCCTATATTACTACAATTTCCGCTAACGGTATTTGATTTACCACCACCAATAACACTACCTTTTCCTGATGATGTATTACCACCTAAAACAGGCTGTATCGACGATAGTGTAGCGTTACGTGTATATGCAAAAGATGTAATACCGTCAATATATGTTACATACGTACCGGAAGCATTTTTATACCCGGTATAAACGCTATTCCAATTACCACTCGTCGTGTTTACCGAGCTATAAACAGAAATATTATTAGCCGATTGTGTTCCTAATGTAGTATTTACCGGTGTTATTAAATTCCATGTATCTTTATTATCGTAAACAGTTTGATAGGTTGTATTCCATTGATTACTGTTACCGGAACTAGCATAAATAGTACCTGTACTTGAAAGATTGTTTAATAGAGTAAACCCTGTAATGGCTGCTGTTATATTGGAACCGATAATAAACGAATTATTACCTGTTAAGGAATTATTAGTACCTCCTAAAATCGCTGAATTAATACTCGTCGATTTAATGTATTATTACCGTAAATTGGAACGATTACAGCAGTATTAGACCCAACAATTGAATACGGAAACGCACTTGATGGGTAGCTTAGTGTAAGCGTTGAGTCCGGCCAGGTAATTTCTTTAGGACCGTAAAGCTTAGCTGAAAGTATGTCTATATAATAATCACCTGATAGACCAATGGATATCGTAGGTGGATTAGACCCTCTTAATATAGTACTACCTCTCGGCCCCTTACAGACAGCTGTAATAGCAGGTACGTTTAATGAAAGTGTAGCGGCAACATTTCCCATAACTTAATAACACAAGTATTTATGTCATAAGATCAAAAACAAACCTATACAGCTCTGACAGTTACGTGATATTCTATTACTTGTTTAGTCTCAATGGTAATATTTACGGTAAACGTATATACGCCCACAGGGATATTTCTGCCTACGTAGAAATATCCCATGCCGCTGTTACCACCAACACCTTGCGTTCTGCTGGAATTACCTTTAATACTAACATAGTATACTAAATCAACAATGAGAGGATCAAACGAATATTCATCAATTTCATAGGATGTTATTGTTCTACCTCCAAGGGGAATTACACCAAAATCTAAATTTGGAGTATCATCTGAATTTGCAGTTATTGCAAATTCCTTTTTTATTATATACGGCCTAGGTTTCGGCATGTATCTATATGCAAGAGATACAAACCCCTTGCGGCCTCTCCAAGCCTCAGTGTAATTACCATTATTAACTGCAACTGTGCAACCGCCAAAGCCTGGATAGAAAGGAATATCTAAATCATAATTATAGAATGTATCGTCTCTCCCCCATTGCTGAGTACCACCGGCTCGTACCTGAAAACTAACATTATCATATGGTTGACCATTAGGAAGAAGAAATACAAAAGGTTTCGCCTTTAGGTCACTAGTATCATCTCGGTATATATAATTATCGGTTCGCGGCGGGTCAGATACTGAGTTTAACCCTGTAATTCCATTTACACCGGTATATGACAATATTGTACGGCCTAAATTAACAAAGGTGCTACCACCTTTATACCCGCGGCCGCCCTGAGCGGATACTAATATTTTATGTCTCCTAATGAAAGTATAGTTAGAGGGTGCTGTAGGGTCGAGAATACCTAACCAGGAATCCCCGCCATAAGCACTTTCAGTATGAGCAGGATCTGGGAAGCCAGAACCGGACCCAACAACGACTGTTAATGTTGTACCGGGATTTGCAGATACAGTTGCTATTATACTTCCCCCCCCTCCACCTGATGTACCGGTAACACTGTAAGGGTAGTAAGAAGATCCACCGGCTCCTACTACAAACGCAGAGAGACTACCAGGTACCATTGTTTCAGGTGCTGTCCATGTAAACACACCGTCGTTTAAGAAATATTCAGCTGCTACAACAACAGGGTATATTGTATTCGCAAACGATATTGTACCTAGACGTGATAATAAGAAAGACATAACAAAGGCATTTTATAAAAGATCACCAAACAATACCCAACCTGCAGAAGGTATACCTGAATATACAATTGTTGCTGCCGACCATTGACTTGTAAGAGATAAACCAAGACCGGTAGCTTTTCTAATCGTAACACCCGCTCCTGTGGAGATAGTAACAGCACTAAGCCCGGCACGAATAAACGTTGTTTGGTGCCCTGTACGAAAATTATTATTTGGTATAGTAACAATTATACTGTTAGTATTACTACTCAAAGCTACAATACCACCGCAGTCAGTATCCTGAATAGAGTAATCTGATGTCACCGTACGCCAATTCGATCCTGCTGCAATACTTGACCCTGTGCTGATCGTACTAGTAACAGTAAGTGCACCATTTTGATCAAGACGCATTTTTTCTGTAACACTTGTCGGTGACGATGTACTTTGTCCGGCACCAAATGTTATACCACCGGGGTTGTTATATCCATTAAACTGCATCCAACCCATCCAGGCATTATTCGTTTTTTCTTGCAATCTCCAACCAGCTGTATTCCAATCTGCACCAGCAGCAGTTCTTGTATTTGTTATTTCAAGATTATCGTTAGTAGAAACAGTGGTTGATAGTCTTAATGCAGAAATTTGATTACCGGTGGTGTTGCCCAAACCTGGTGTTACCTTAACGTCAAGTTTATACTTTGGAGATACTTCATTAATACCAATATTACCACCATTGGGTGTTAGTATCGTATTACCTGTCTGTTCAATTTTTAATCTATTTGTACCACTTTCAAAAACATTTGTCCATATATTAAATGAATTATCGATTGATTCTTTTGTAATAACAAAACTACTACCGTTAGTATTATCACCTAGAAGAATTGCACCATAATTACTAGTATTAATATGAAGAGGAGCACTAGGCGCTGTACCTATTCCTACTGATCCGGAGTTTGATATATTTACGGTATTCTGTAACCAACTACCAGTTCCTTGTCCTACACTAAATGAAATACCGTTATAACCAGATAACGCTAGTGGTTGCCCGTATTGATTTGAAATTCCATTGTTGGTATCACCAAAAAGTAAAGAACCGCTATTTTTTCCTGAGTCCCAGCTAACTGGTTTAATTAAAATATTACCACCCTGTACGTGTAATTTTTCACTAGGCGATGATACATTAATACCTATACTACCCGCAACAAGAGCGTTGCCTTGAGAGCTTATACTATTAACATATGTTGTGTTAGCTTGAGATGCACTTAGTGATGATCCTAGTATAAATGTATTATCATATTTGGTGTTGTTGCTTCGTCCACCAGCTATAAATGAATAATTTCCAGAAGCAGTATTTCGCATTCCTCCCAAAACCGATGAATAGTTTCCTAAAATCTGATTAGCACTTCCCCCCACAATAAAAGAAAAACACGCCGACACCGAATTATTCACACCACTTCCAATAATAGAGTGGCATTTTGAAATTGTATTATTGCGCCCGTTACCAATGATGCTATATGAACCAGTATTATCTACTGTGTTGGAAACACCACCTGCAATTAACGAAGCATAACCAGACGTAGAATTATAGTAACCACCTATGATCGAACTCGAGCCTCCAGAAGCTCGACCACTATTGCCGTTTACAATAGTACTGTAGCTTCCTGACGCTGTATTGCTACAACCTCCTATGACTACAGCGTGATCATCGGATGTACAACCGCTATAACCACCTACAATCGTGCTACAATTTCCTGAAGCGGTATTATAACTACCACCTAACACCTTTGAAAGCTTACCGGTTGCAGTATTGCTACCAACAAGCGTATTAATTGAAGAGGTTGAAGATATGAATGTGAAGGGCGTTAATTGTATATTTTGATACAATGAAGCTGCTGATGTATTTGTTAAAAATGTACCTGAATTGGAATAATAGCTTGAATAAACGCTATTCCAATTACCACTCGTCGTGTTTACCGAGCTATAAACAGAAATATTATTAGCCGATTGTGCAGCTAATGTAGTATTTACCGGTATAATCTGATTCCATGTATCTTTATTATCGTAAACAGTTTGATAGGTTGTATTCCATTGATTACTGTTACCGGAACTAGCATAAATAGTACCTGTACTGGATAAATTATTCACAAGCGTGAAGCCTGTAATAGCTGCAATTATATTTGAACCGATAATAAACGAATTATTACCTGTTAAAGAATTATTAGTACCTCCTAAAATCGCTGAATTAATACTTGTTGATTTAATGGTATTATTACCGTAACGTGGAACGATTACAGCAGTATTTGACCCAACAATTGAATACGGTTCTGCGCTCGTTGGGTAACTTAGTGTTATGAAAGGTGTCGATGGCCAATTATCTCCTTTAGGACCATAAAACATGGCCGTCAATTCATCAATATAATAATCACCTGATAGACCAACGGATATTGTTGGTGCTCCTACACCCCTTAATACAATACCACCTCTCGGCCCCTTACAGACAGCTGTAATAGCAGGTACGTTTAATGAAAGTGTAGCGGCAATATATCCCATAGCTTATTATTATTTATATCAAAGAAATAGTATTAAAAGCTCTTAGTGGTGATCGTAACATAATTATCACCAGGTTCATACGGAGCTCCTCTTGGACCATCGATAGGATCTACTGTAATAAGCGGACCACCGGAAATAATTGGTACGTGTGATAAATCAGCATCTTGATTCTCTACTTTTAATATATCATCGACGTTAAAGTATTGCTTACTTGGATTTTTCCACAGAATAGCACTACCGGCAAACGCTGTAGGATCTAAATCATAGACGTATGTATTTTGATTTTTACCTTCTGCTGTGCTAAACGCTCCATTTATATTAAATCCTTTTATCTTAAAAATAGTATCAGTACTTTCACCCGTTGCAAACGAAAGACCACATCTTACTGTTGTTGGCCATGTTTTATTATTAAATGCATAATCAAGATAATTTGTAAAAAACAGATCACCCGGTGACTTGAGATCAACGATTATTCTCTGACCGAAGTCTGTTAGCCTTACACGTACTCGTTTAAAAATAGGCTCTTGCTTATTATCTATCTGCTGATATAACTCAATTGATTTATCAAAATTTGTACTATTTATATTTTTTGTTCGCGTAAGTAGGTTAAATCCTTCACCCTCTGCATCTCTTAACGCTATGGTATTTGCTTCAAGATTATTATAACCGGTGTTAAAATAAAGACTACTGCCAAAATTACCAGTTATATCAAAGCCTACACCGAGCATAGCCGCATCCATTCCTCGATAGCTATCGACATTAGATAATACTGTATTAACACCTGAAACCGCACTATAACCTAGACCAGGTCCGGGTCCGCCGTATTGTATAGCTTCAGAAATTGTATTAGCAAAAAACACACAAAATCCCTCTGATCCTGTAGCATTCGTTCCGTAACATGCATAGTCAAAAGACACAACAATATCCTTTGAGGTATCTAAATAAAGCTGAAAATAGATAACCGAAGCTATAGCATCAGATGGCAGGATATAAGACATTATACTTGTAAGAGTATTTATCCTCTATAATTAGACTTGATCACCGTTTATCACACCCCCGGGGTCATTGAGAAGATAGGATACACCAATAATTGCATGTCCAGCTCCCTCATTTCTATTTCCTAAGCTACTTGTACCGCCTGATATAAAACCACCATCATTAAGTATCGTCGTCCTATGGGTAAGGTAGATTGCCGGGCCCCCGGGTAAGTTAGGGCTATATTCAACATCTGCACTTCCTGGATACCCACGAGGGGATAAACTAGCATGGCCACCATCAGTATTTCCCCCGCCTGGTCCACCTGCGCCGCCGCTGGTCACGACCTTCTGGCCACCATTGTATGCACCGCCTTCTGCTTTTACACGCTCGACGTTGTTTACCGTTAACGTTGAAGGTGAACCGTTTAAACCAGCAAGACCACCGGCGCCAATTGTACACTTGATTACATCACCATTATTAACGGATATATTGCCTACTTTATATTCACCATAAGAGCCGGGACCCGCCGCGCCGCTGTTATCAGCTTGACGACCGTAACCACCGGCTCCACCGCCCGCTCCTAGGCTAAAAGATAAGGTAGTTGTTCCTTGATCAGTAATTGTAAAGGTTTTAGTCTCTGTCTCGTTTTTTCGTGATGCTGGTGGTGTTATCTTATCCTCTGTAACGATTACTCGTTGTGTTGTGTCTCTTTTACCAGTTATTGTTCCTTGATTAAGAAGCTGCACAGCTGTAATAGAATTAAATGATTTTGAACCATCAGAGCTGGTACCAATAGCTATTGCAGCAGCATTTTGTGCGTCTCTTGCTGTGTTTTTTATTTCAGCCCAAGTAATAACAACAGCACCATCTTTTCCACGTGTAGAAATCTCCGCCGTAGGTCGGCCACCGTCTCCTCCCTTGCCACATAATGGTGTAGGGCCTGATATTTCACTCGCTAAGGTGCCGCCACCTTTTCCAGCACTTGATATACTACCGGCACCACCAGCCGCACCTCCTTTACCCCCCGGATCACCACCTCTATAAATTATACCCGCTGTGCCACCACCGCCCCCACGCCCACCGTAAGCTGTATGAGTTGTTGTATTGTTAATTTTAATCGATGATGAACCACCCATACCACCAGGATTGTAATCACTTCCTGCTACACCCCCACTCCCTACTGTAATACGTAATAGTGAACCGGGGGTTACAGTAATATCATTACGTGTAATGACCTGACTACCACCTCCCCCGCCTCCGCCGTAATTATAATTTAAATCACCGCCACCCCCGCCCCCGCCCCCGCCCCCACCGGCGCCTACCACAATAATATTTATAGACGTGACACCGGTCGGAACAGGCCAGGTACCAGTAGTTGTAGTAGTAACAAATTTTTGAATTCCCGGTGCAACAACCGGAGCAGTAACTGATGCTGCCTCTATTCTGCTTTTATTCAATACAGAAATAACAAAAGGTATGCCCGGTGTGTTTAATGCTAGACCATAAGTGCTTTGTGTGTAATCATTCGCGTGATCATATACATTATAATTTGTAGATGGTGACGCAATAGTTACGGGAACGGGTACTATGTACTTTTTACCATGAAATGGATCGACGTTAATCGTTTTACCGCTAGAAGATGGTATCACCGGGTAATCAGGTGAATAATACTTGATAAAATCACCGTAATAAGCAGAAAGAGGTACTCTACCACCGTCAGCATAAGATAGAGACAGGTAAAAAGTATTCGCTATATCCTGTAGCGATATAGCACCACTTGATGGGAGATGGTCTAGACTATTAGGCATATGATGACAGTATTAAAGTTATTTATTGTTAGTTATAGATGATCAACGCATTTTAGTGTTTAAAGGCCTTATTATGAACAACGATTGAGCGTATAACCGTAAAAATAAAAATTGATTTTCAAATTTATCCATTTATATATTAATAAATGGATAAATTTCTAATCTTTCATGTTGATGGCGGTTGTGGAAAGAATATTGTTGCAACATCAGTTGTTAAATCAATTAAAGCTGCGTACCCTGAACACAAATTAATTGTAGTTACAGGATACCCGGAAGTGTTTTTACATAATCCAAACGTTTGGAGAGTTTATAAATTCGGCGCTATTCCCTATTTCTACGATGATTTTATCTTAGCTAAAAACTCTAAGATTCTTAGAATGGAACCATATCACTCTGAAGATTTATTATATCGTAGAAAATCACTATCCGAAATATGGTGTGATGTTTTTAATATTCCATGTATAGATAAAAAACCTGAACTTTTTTTGACCGATAAAGAGACGAATTTTGTTAGGGATAAGATAGACAAAAATGGCCCAATTTTAGTTGTACAGACATCAGGGGGAGCGCAAACACAAGGTCACCCATATTCATGGTCGCGAGACCTACCCAACGATTTTGCACAAGAAATCATAGACGATGTAAAAAAAGATTTTAGTAAAATTTTTCACGTCAGACGAGACGATCAACCCGCATTACGCAACACTATACAAGCAAGAGATGGGCTAAGAGTGCTGTTTAGCTTGTTTGCGTTATCAGATAAGTTTCTCTGCATGGATTCTATGGTTCAACACGCTGCTGCTGCTTTGAACAAAAAAGCAACAGTGGGGTGGATATCAAATTCACCTATAGTTTTCGGACATGATATACATGATAATATTTTAGCTTCGGGTGCAGAATCTTTCAGGCATAGAGTTGATTCATATCTAGAGTCTGATGACTGGACGGGGGGTAAAATTTATGAGTGTCCGTATGACGATAAATCTAACTTATTTGATAAGGATGCTTTTTTACAGTCGCTAGTAAATAATAAAAAGCCTAAAAAACTATCGTTCGATCTTAAAAAAACAAATATTAAGCTCTAATGTTTGCAGATAGAAAATATCATATAAATCTCAATACTTCGTTATTTAAAAAGGCTGTTGATAGTCTAATTAAAAAAGGAAATATAGAAGAGATTATTGAGACTGGTACGTTTAACGGATTAGGTTCTACGACTATTTTTGCTAAAACAAAAATAAAAACTATATCAGTAGATTGCTCTTATAAATGTTATAGTGAAGCTAAACACAATTTAAAACATTATAAAAATGTTGAGCTCTACTACGGTACGTCCTTACCTGTAGATGAAATGGTAAAATTTATAGATCAAGACGATATCTATGATTCTGACGAAGTAAAGTCACATAGTCTTATAGTAGATTATGCAAGTAACGGTATCGAAAAAATTAAAGATCTATATAAGCAAGAAGTAATAGGATCGTGTTCATGTGACAGTACATGTAGTAACGGCATGGAAGATCTGTTAATTAAACTTATAGATAATGATAGAAGACAGCTAGTATTTTTAGATTCAGCTGGTGGAGTCGGTTATCTAGAATTTAAAAAATTTATGTCCTTAGATAAAGATAGACTAAAGAATAAAATATTGTTATTAGATGATATAAGCCATGTTAAGCACTATAGATCTGTTTTATGGCTTGAAAAGAACGGATACAAAGTTGTACTCTCCGAAGATGAGAGATTTGCTTATTGTATTTTTTCTTAAATACAAGTTGTCTTAGGTGGACTGCCACCGAGTATGGGTGCACCACTTATTCCTTTTTGTAAACTATTGTATGCGATCAAGTTTGTAAACGTACCACCGCATCCGTTGTATGCGTATCCGTTAAATGATACACAACATATGCATCCGGTATTGTATGTACAGTCACAAAGTAGACCTGTAAGAGCGATAGTCCCGGTGTTATAACTAGTGTTCTTGAACATAGCTGATCTTGTTATTGTACCATCGTTATGTGAGGCATTATTGAAGCAAGCTTTTGCAGGAATCTTTCCGGTATTGTAAGAAGTGTCGCAGAAATTAAAATTCTGTATAGCACTGCTGCCCACTTTATCAATTATACAACCATCTACTCTCGCACCAAATATATTCGATCCCGTGTATTGAGCACATCCTTTATATGACCAGCTTCCATTAAAACAATCAGTGACACAATTTTCACTTAGACTGAGATCACATAAGTAACAACCCTGTCTTAGGAAATTGAAGCCATTATTATTACAAATACTATTAGTACAAGCACAATTTACCGTTCCACAATTTAATGCACACTGATTGAATACAGTAAAGACGTTTGACGGCACTCTTCCACAATTAAAGGAACAACCACTTAACGCAAATACTTGTACACAAGTATTACCAACTTTATCAATTAGCTTGCCATCAATTCTTGCACCAAACATATCAGTACCAGAAAATTGTGCACATCCTCTATAAGCCCAACTACCATTAAAGCAATCTGTTACACAGTTTTCACTTATACTAAGGTCACATAGGTAACAACCCTGGTTTAAGAAACGTATACCGTCATTATTACAAATATTATTAGTACAGGCACAAGTTACTGTACCGCTATTTAATGCGCTTTGATTAAAGATAGCGAGTGCATTTGGCGGTACCTTACCACAATTTTGAGAACAATCACTAAAATTGAAAATAGGTACAATACACCCACTCGCTTTATCTATCAATCTACCGTTTATCTTGGCACCGTATACACTTGTTCCAGAATATTGAGCACATCCTAGATAACTCCAAACACCACCGTTACAGCAATCAGTAACATTATTATTATCTATAGTTAAGTCACACAAAACACACCCTTGTTCTAAGATACGAGCATCTGTATTAATACCTACAGTATCGCCACAGTATATGGTCCCGCAATTAAGAGAATTTTGTTTAAAAATAACACAAGTATTAGAATCAGAGATGGTTGCTGCGTTTATTGAATTATCATTAAAGATAACTGCCGGTATACTTGTGTTGTGACCGCAGTATATATCATTACAGGCTAATATAACGCAAGCAAAAAGACCACAAGTGCCGAGTACTGCACCTTTTGTATTCGAAAAATTTACTGTGCCTAAAGATCCGCTCAGTACACTGGTATTAAGATCGTAAGCGTAAAATCTTGAATTGCCACCTACTACACTTGAAAAATTTGCTGTATTAATGTTACCAAACCAGCAGACTGCAGGAACGAGACATACAACCGGTGTAGCATAAAAGCCTGCATTACCACATATTGTACCAGAGTTAATAGTATCACACGTAAAGTCTGCATTTCCAACAATAGTACCATAGTTATTAGAACTAGGTAGAGTACCTGTAAATAGTATATTTGTAGTATAACCGGTCTCAACATTACCATCACTTATTATTGTACCGTAATTAGCTGTCTCATAAATGCTAGGATTATTACTATTAAACTCTACATTAATAAGCGGAACACTGTCCGAGCCTTGAAGAGTCGCACAATTTATATCACCAGAACAGAAATAATAATTTTGAAATTTGCCTCTATAATTACCGCATAGTGTCGTATTTAAATCGTTTGAGCGGTCACCAAAAAAACATATTGTGTTATATGCACTGGGGCCTATACCACAACCCGGCCCACAAAATCTACCACCCACATTTACAAAATATAAAGGCGTACACTTACTAATACATAGAGGACTAGCATTGACCGCTGTATCTGATAGATAACGCATATCGCCACATATACAACCACCATACTGTCCCCATTCGGAATTCTCCTGAGGCATACCTGATGTCAACGAACCAGGAGTGCTGCTACTAAAAAAGCAACCATTCCCGGTTATAAGTCCTTCACAAAATAGGCCTGTGCGAGAAAAGGCACCATTTCCACAAATAGTACAACTGTTATACGCAGCGCATGTAAATGTAGCTGTGTTTATTGACGTTGATCCTACGCTCCCTTGATTACCAGCTCCACACGAAAAACTAGTATTACCCGCGACACAGCCATAATTCACTACCTCATTAACCCCATTACCGGTAAAAGTGGCATCACCGCAAACCATTCCGGAATTATAACTATTATAAGAGCCAGTTGATGTACCGAAACAAGCTGTCCCGGTAACGAGACCGCAATTTTCTGTATTAGCCGTATTCGTACAGAAATTACTATTTCCTACCACGCAACCTATATTTGATGCCTGTAAAAAGGTCGCATTACCACAAATTGTCCCGGTGTTATCATTTGCGGTATTCATGACTGTAGTACCGCAAATGATTCCTTGATTATCTGTAGTATCAAAGAGACAGTTACTGGTATTGCTACATATTACACCACAATTAATCGCATTATTACGCAAAAAAGTACAAGATGCACAAGCACTACCTGTATTAACACTCGTATCAAAAAAACAATTGCGCAATACAGATCGTATCTTACCTTCATTAATTGCACCGCCACATATTATACTACTACAAGAAGAATATATGTCACCACAATTAATAGCATCATCAACAACCCATGTACAAGCAGCTGACAAACCACCTATATTCGTTGCGTAATTATAAAAACATACTGCAAGCAACCCGCCTGCACAACCATAATTAACTGTAGTATCATGGAAGCGGTAACACATATTTGAACCACCTCCGCAATTTATAGAGCAGCCACAAAAAATAAAACAGTTAGCACATCCATTACCAAAATTAACAGAACAATCATCAACTGTACATCCAAATACAACACTAGTTGATACACCTCCTAAATTTATATTACCGTAGTTCAAACTATTACTAAATAGTATATTATCGCCGGTGTTACCCGAACCACTAGTGACCGTTCCGCAATTCATAGAATCACTAAAGAAAATTTTAGATAAAGAACTCGCAGCGTTACAAACAATAGTCCCTCCCTCTATTGTACTATTAAAGAACTGGATCGTGCCAGCATTACAGTTTGTTAAACATACACCGTTACCGATAGAGGAATTACATACATCTATTGTACCGCCGCGATTATCAATTTTACGGGTACCTACGACAGCACTTGACTGTATTGTAAGTGGTGTAGATGCTGTCATTATGACACAGCAAGAAAAAACATTAATAACAGAACCATTAACCATCTTACTTGGAGCTAATGCACCACATAGTGTTAAAGTGCCACCAACTACCTTTATATGTTTACCACCACAAAACGAACTACCCGTGGCATTATCATTACAAATAGAAGCTACAGCCCTATTAGCTCCTAATGTGCATATGTTGCTCTCTAGAATAACACAATCGGTTACTGAAGGAAGTAATCCTGTTCCCGTTGTTCGTATTCCACCCGGACAATCATACCAATTAGCAGCAGTTGCCCAGGATCCGGATCCTGTTGGTGAACCTGTATTGAAGAAAACATATGCCATATTGTTAAAGCACCAAAGATGCGTTACCTATTGTTTTATTATTTATTGAATTAAACGTGGCGGTTGTGTATTTGCCACCGGATCCGTTATAACTACAGTCATTAAAAATAACACTGCCGTTTATTGTACCTCTATTTTGTGAGTACCCATTAAAGTAAGTAATAGGTGCTGTAATATTAAAATAATTTACACACGACCCAAAAAATACCGCGCTCGTTACAGCAGCAAGTGTATTGTTACCGTTACTGTTACCGAATACTGCTGTTTTTATTACTATACTGCTATAGGTAGGTGTAGAGACGTTATTTGTTATATCACTGAGAATAATAACATCATCAGATGCTGTAGGTATTCTACCAGCTGGTACTTCAAAACTTGAATCTGTATACCAATTTAAAGGGTTGCTCAGGTTATTTCCGCCTATACTATAATAATATAGAGTTGCCATAAGTAATGTTAAGGTGCATAACCCGGTATAAAGCTAATTACATCCCACTTACTCGCAGCTGCGCTATACATTACACCCATTATATCCGAATACCCGTTGACAGTAGAGAATGGCAGGGGAGTTGTTGAGCTATTAGGTATTCTAAAGCCAGCAGCAAGGTTAGTAACGTTATTGTTACCTTGCTGAGTAATTCTATAAACTAAACGCGACCCATCTGCGTAACCTGTTTCAGCTGTTATGGTGTAAGGATTAGTGTTCACAGTTTTTGTAATAAACACGGCACCGCCTCCAACACCACCTGCTTGCCATGTAGCACTATTACCTTTTACGGTTGTGTATGTATTCTCCCAGTTTCCCGTTAGAGCTCTAACACCGGTATCAATACCAGCACCGCCTACCTGCCATGTTGCACTACTACCTCTTACAGTTGTATAAGCACTATTCTAGAAACTAGAAGATAAATTTAATGCTGTAGTTGAAACATAAGCTGTTTGCCAGTTACCACTTAAAGCTTTTAAATCCGTTCCTTGATATTTCCATGCAGTAGCGCTATTTGTATTGACTGTTGTATACGTACCGTCCCAATTAGGACTATTTGTATTAACTGTAGTGTATGTAGCTTCCCAATTACCTGATATATCTTTTAAATCGGTTCCTTGATAATTCCATGTCGTGGCACTATTTGCATTAACTGTGGTATATGTTTTCTCCCAGTTTCCCGTTAGAGCTCTAACACCGGTATCAATGCCTGGACCACCTCCACCCCATGTACCACTACTACCTTTCACAGTAGTATATGTATTCTCCCAGTTTCCCGTTAGAGCTCTAACACCGGTATCAATGCCTGGACCACTTCCACCCCATGTACCACTACTACCTTT